ACAAGAGGCTCGGCTGAAGAAGGCGCCCGTGCATCTGTCGACAAATTGATCTCTGACGCGCTTGACGTTGAAGAATCTGTCCGCCTCGCTGCTGACGGTTCCTTGACAACAAGAATCGGCGCTGAAGAGACAGCACGCCAGTCTGCTGTTACTTCTGTTGACGCAAGAGTCTCCGGTGAAGAGTCTACACGCCTTGCTGCTGACGATTCTATCGTCGCACGCTTCTCCGCAGTTGACGCTTCCTTGGAAACAAGAATCGGCAACGAAGAAGCTGCACGTCAGTCTGCTGTCACATCTGTTGACGCAAGAGTTTCTGCTGCTGTCTCTTCCCTCAACGCTGCTGATTCCTCTCTTGAGACAAGAATCGCTGCTGAGGAAACAGCACGTCAGAACGCAGACAATTCCTTGGAAACAAGAGTTTCTGCTGAAGAATCTGCTCGCGCCTCCGCAATCACAGCATTGCGCGCTGACATCAACAACATCGACAGACACTTCGAGGACAAGGCAGTTGTCTCTACCTTCACATCAGCGAATACGCAAATTGCGCTTTCCACAAATGCGAAGGAAATGATGTTCGTCGTCGTTAATGGTCTTATGATGTACGAAGGTATCGATTACAACGTGGTAACATCTTCTGGTGAGATCACACACATCGTCTTCAACTTCAACCTTAACGTTGGTGACTCTTACATCCTTAAGGGTGTTGAGGCTACATCTCTCTAAGATAGGCTTTTCGATTACAGTTTAAATAGATAATTTATTTATCTTGCCCCCCTCCCACAAAAGTGGGAGGGGCGCTTTACTTTTGACTACTTATTTTAGCGTTGAATGGAGGATAATCGCATGTTCAAAAAGTTAGCTAAGCTTTTCAAAGAAGAGTTCGAAGAGAAAGAAGAAACAAAAGAAATTGAACAGGCTCCAGAACCAGAGCCAGAACCTGCTCCCCCGCCACCACCTGAGATCATCGAAGTTCCTTACAAGATCGCAGTGAGAATAAAAAATGCAGATGATACCATAAATAAAATACATTCTGACTTGAAAGATTTCTTTTATAGTGTTAAGATAAAGGAGAAAGAGGCTTTTGACGCAATAGACAGAATGAAAGATCTTAAGAAAGATATCATCAAGGAAATTAGAAATGCTTACAATGCCCCAGAGTCTGAATATGACTTTGAGCCTTCTGAGACACCGGGCAAGCCAGCCTTTCTAAAAAGAAAGAAATAAATAAATATAAAGATTTTGGAAAAATATTAAACTATTTACTATGTGAATTTAACCATCCTAAGATAAGGAGATTCCTAGATGTCAGTTAAAAAGTTCAAATTTGTCTCCCCTGGTGTTTTTATCAGCGAAGTAGACAACTCCCAATTGCCAGCAGCTTCCGAAGTTGTTGGTCCAATGATTGTTGGTAGATTGCCTTATGGTCCAGCAATGACCCCTGTTAAGGTTGAGTCATTCTCAGAGTTTATCGAAATCTTCGGTCAGCCAGTTCCTGGATCTTCTGGTGGTGATGTTTGGAGAGATGGGAACCTTCAGGGTCCAACATATGCTGCCTATGCCGCACAAGCATACTTGAATGCTGATGTCGGTCCAGTCACAATGTTTAGATTGCTTGGACAAGAGAACGCAAACTATACTGGTGGAACCTCTTTGGAAGACAAGGGTGCTGCTGGTTGGACACTTGCTGGTGACGCTTCTATTGGTGATGGTGGTCCTTACGGTCTTGTTTTGATTGACTCTGGCTCCGGCGCAAGAAATGCTTATCTTGCTGCTGTTTGGTATGTTAACTCTGGCTCAGTCGAACTTACAGGCTCACTCGCAGGCGGCGGAGCACAAGCACAAGGAACATACGGAATGTTCGCTAACCAAGGCACTTCAACTCAGCCAGAATACACAATTGTTGTAAAAGATCCAGCAGGCACAGTTGTTCACAAGACAGCATTTAACTTCAATAAGAACTCTGATAAGTTCATTAGAGAAGTCTTTAACACCAATCCACAATTGGTAAACTCTGATGTTGTTAATACCAGTGTCCTGGCAAACGGTGAACAATACTATTGGCTTGGAGAGACTTATGAAGACGGTTACGCAAAGGTTGGTAACACAACAGTAAGAATCTTGGATTTGGCTGATCCTCATGCTATGATTATTGCTCTTTCCGATGGAGCAACAGATCGCTCCGAGATGAGAAAAAGCTTCGAATATCCAGCCACAGGTTGGTTCATTTCTCAGGATGTTACAAATAACTTCACAGCATATGACCCAAGAAACATGACTCAATTGTTTAGGCTTGTTTCTCTTGGGGGCGGAGAGTGGCCACAAGCTAACTTGAAGGTCTCTATTGAAAATATCGCCGCTTCCACAAGTATTCAAGACCCATATGGTTCTTTTGATGTTGTTGTTCGCTTGGCAAATGATTCTGATAATGTAGTCAGATATGTTGAAAGATTCTCCGGTGTTAACTTGAACCCAGCTTCCGATAAGTACATTGGTGCTGTTATTGGTGACAAATACACTGAATTCGACACAACTCAAAATAGATTGAGAGAATACGGTGAATTCAATAATCAATCCAAGTACATCAGAGTCGAGGTAAAGGAAGAGGTTGCTTCTGGTCTTGCTAACCCATCCTTCCTTCCATTCGGTGTCTATGGTCCTAAACGTCCAGGTGCCATTCAGATCACTTCTGGCTCTGCTGCTCAGACAGCACTTCAGAGCACTGATTCAATCATTCTTAGTGGCGCTGCGGCAGCAAACTCCTTGGCAGGATCGAACCAGTACAATGCTGGCGGATATACTGATCACACTGCTTCAATTTACTTCCCAAGCGTTCCAACAAGAGTTTCTGCTTCCGCAGGCGGCTTGGCTAACCCAACAGATGCCTTCTTCGGAGCAACAACTGCCCAAGACTTGGAAGATGAGAACATTAAGTTCCAAAAGGGCTATGGAGATTATCTCCGCTCTTATCCAGCAGGTCTTCAAAGTACACTCACAGACTCTTGGGTGTTCTCTCTTGATGATGTTGTTACTTCTGGTTCTGCCACATCTTTCCACGAATTTGGATCTCGTGCTGCGGGAGCATCTACAACAGCACAGGGTACTGGTTATAGGGCGATTCTTGACGCTGGTTATGACAGCTTCACCGCTCCTATGTTCGGCGGCTTCGATGGTCTTAAAATTACAGAAATGGAGCCATTCAGAAACTCTGCGATGTCTTCCACAGACACTGAGTTTACAAACTATGCGTTCAACTCTATCAAGCAAGCGCTTCAATCAGTCGCAGATCCAGAAGTTGTTGAATATAACATTCTTGCGATCCCTGGCTTGACAAATACAAAACTTACGCAACAAATGATTGATATCTGCGAAGATAGAGCAGATGCTCTTGCGATCATCGATCTTGAAAATGTATATGAACCATTTACAGAAACTACAAATGCTTTCAAGGATAGAATTAGCACCCCAGCACAAGCTATCTCTTCTTTGAGAGCAAGACAGATTGATTCCTCTTACGCTTGTACCTACTTCCCATGGGCTCAGGCAAGAGACACCATCAATTCAAGACTTCTCTGGGTTCCACCTTCTGTCGTCGCTATCGGTACAATGGCTAACTCTGAGGCGAAGTCCGAGCTTTGGTTCGCACCAGCAGGCTTCAATAGAGGCGGTCTCTCCGAAGGCGCAGCAGGTATCCCAGTCACAAACTTGACTTACAAGTTGACTTCCAAGGATAGAGATCAATTGTATGACGCCAATGTTAACCCAATTGCCTCCTTCCCATCTGAGGGTATTGTAGTCTTCGGACAAAAGACAATGCAAGTTCAAAGATCTGCTCTTGATCGTATCAACGTCCGCCGCTTGATGATTTTCGTCAAGAAGGAGATTTCCAGAATCGCATCCGGATTGTTGTTCGACCAAAACGTTCAAACAACTTGGACAAGATTTACAAACCAAGTAAATCCATTCTTGTCCAGTGTTCAATCCAGATTGGGCTTGACAGAATTCAGAGTCATCCTTGACGAGACTACAACAACACCAGACCTTGTTGATCAAAACATTATGTACGCGAAGATCTTCCTTAAGCCAGCAAGAGCTATCGAATTCATCGCTATTGACTTTGTTATTACAAGATCTGGCGCATCTTTTGAAGATTAAAAAAAATAAAATACTATTTAAGTAAAGAAGGAGTTAATACAACATGGCATTCTGGACAGACGCACAAAACAAAGATCCAAAAAGAAAATATAGATTTGTGGTTATTTTGGGTAACATGCCAAATGGTGCTACATGGTATGCTAAAAACGTTCAAAAGCCTTCTCCATCATTGACTGAGGAAGAACACAGCTTTTTGAATCACAAATTCTATTATCCAGGCAGAGTTGAGTGGAACGAAATTCAAGTCACACTTGTTGATCCGGTCTCTCCTGATGCCGCAGCCGCAACTGCCGCCATTCTTCAGGCAAGTGGCTACACTCCTCCGAGAAATGTTAATTCCAGAGAAACCATTTCTAAGCAAAAGTCCGTCAACGCACTTGGTGGCGTTACAATCGAACAAATCGATTCTGATGGTCGCGCTGTTGAAACCTGGACTCTCTGGAATCCATTCATCAAGGGAATCGAATATGGCGATCTAAGCTATGATGAAGATGCCCTTGGCGAGATTACATTGACACTCAGGTATGATTGGGCTGTTCTCGAAACAGCTAATGCTGCTGAGGCTGCTGGCACCGCTGCGGCATTCAATGGAAGAACATTCTTCAAACCAGGTTCCGGTGGAACTCGATAAGATAATTTTTTGATATAACAACGAGAGGTGTTATTTGGCTAGAAATAAAGACAGGCTTGGTCTGGACAATAGTCCAGAACATGACAGTCCTGCTGCCGCTTTCCAAAATCCAGGTGGACCACTCACATTTTCTACACCTACGGAATTTGTTGAGTTACCATCTGGAGGAAAGTTTTATCCAGAAGGTCACCCGCTTTTTGGACAAGAGACAATAGAAATCAGACACATGACGGCAAAAGAGGAAGATATTCTTTCTTCCAGAACTTTGCTCAAAAAGGGTCTGGCTTTAGATAGGTTCATGCAGAGCGTCGTCGTCGACAAGAGTATCAACGTCCAAGATTTGCTCGTCGGCGATAGAAACGCTATCCTGATTGCCGCAAGGGAAACAGGGTATGGGGAAGAATACGAAACACAAGTAGTATGCCCATCTTGCTCTCAATCCTCAAGATACACATTTGACTTGGGGCAAAAATCCATAAATAAAGGAGGTGATGAATTAGAAAATATAGCTTGGACAAATAACGGAACTTTCATTACAAAGTTGCCTGTTCTCGACGTAGACGTAGAAATGCGTCTATTAACAGGCAAAGATGAAAGCTATCTGACAAGGTTAAACCAAAATAAAAAGAAAGGAAACCTTGCAGATACCTTCTTAACAGATCAACTCAAAATGACGATTGCTTCTGTCTCAGGAAGAACCGATCCAGCTACTATTAATTCTTTGGTAAATCACCTTCCAGCTAAGGATTCAAGACATTTGAGAAAGATATACGCTCAGGCGGTCCCAAATGTTAGCATGGCGCAGACTTTTGAATGCTCCCATTGTAATCACGAAGGTGTAGTGGAGGTTCCGCTTAACGCGGAGTTTTTTTACCCTAAGTGATGAATACATCCAAAACGTCTATGAAGAGATGTTTCTTTTAAAATATCACGGTGGATGGTCTTTCATAGAAAGTTATAATCTACCAATTCAAATTCGTAGATGGTTCTTGAACCGACTCGCAAAGCAGTTTGAACAAGAAAAGAAAGAGATGGAAAAGAATTCTAAAAAGAAAACCAACTCACGATAAAACCGAAAGCAAATCGTTTTCGGTTTTATTTTTTTAAAAACTATTTAATATATAAAATGAAAGGATTTAATATGCTCCTGAATGAAGACCAAATTGTTGAATTAGAGATTGACTTGGAAGAGCTTAAAAAAAACAAGCTTGACGAAAGTTTTCTTTCAATGTTTGGTAGTGCTTTGAAGCTCCTTATGGGATATATGTTTGGTCCCCCACAACCTCTTTCTCGTAGATATAGAGTTAAGGGGAGAAAAGAAGATGTTGAATCCCTCGCCAGAACTCTTGGAAGAGAGAAGAGATATCTTGAAGCACTTAAAAAGCATGGACTCGATGATCCAAAAACATTTAAATCAAAAGCTTCTTTGGATAAAGCCATAAAAGGCTTCGAAAAAGGCACAGGTCTCAAATGGCCATTTAAATAAGGGGGGAATGTTAAATGGCACAATTTGACGACTTCGCAAAAATCCTTAAAGAAGCTGGCAAAGACGCGCAAGAGATAGAAAAGATTCTCAAAAGTCTCAGAGAAGAAGCAAAAAAGACTGCCGAAGAATTAGAAGAAGAACTTGAATCACTTAAAGTCAAGTTATCGCTTGCTAAATCAATTGTTGAGCAACAAGAACTCCAAAGAGATATTCAAGAAAAACTTCTTGAAATTGAAGTATCCCAAGGCAGAGCCACCAAAGAGCAATTAGAGTCTTTGAGGCAAATCAATGCGACGACAGAAAAGGTCGCAGACAGATTTGATAACATATTTGATTCTCTTACAGGCGTAAATTCAAAGCTGCAAGACTCGATTTTTGCTGAGATGATGAAGCCAGGCGGTATGCAAGGCTTAATAGATTCCTTCCAGAGAACCTTTACAGCCACAAATATTCTCGCATCTGGTCTTTCAAAAGTTGTTGAAATGTCGGTAGCGCTTTCTTTGGCAACCGATAATGTCTTAGTTGAGTTCAATAGGGCAACAGGCGCTTCCAGTTTATATAATAACGAAATCATGGCATTAGAGCAAAACATGTATGAGCATGGCGTAGGAATCGATAACGCCGCTTCTGCTTATGCCAGCTTGGTTACGAATGTTACCTCTTTCAATAATATGTCGGCATCAACAAGGCAAGATATAGCAGAAACAACTGCTCTTCTTGATAAGTTTGGTGTAAGCGCTGATTCAACTGCTCAAAATATTCAGTTAATGACTTCGGTTATGGGATTGAGTGGCGAAGAAGCTGCTGCAACTTCGAGACAAATGTTTACTCTTGCCCAGTCGCTTGGTATGCCTCCTGCTGAAATGGCAGCAGCCTTCCAGAGCGCCGCGCCACACATGGCTAAATTTGGCTCTATGGGAGTTGAAGTGTTCATGGATGTTGCTGCCGCAGCCCGTGAAGCTAATATGTCAGTTGATCAGCTTTTAAGAATAACGGAACAATTTGATACATTCGAAGGCGCTGCCCAAGCCGTTGGAAAATTAAATGCTATCCTTGGTGGTCCTTTCTTGAATTCATTGGAAATGGTTACAGCTACAAACCCTGTTGATAGAATGAGAAATCTATCTGATGCGATTGCGCAAGCAGGTTTGAGCTTCGATGAAATGGGGTATTACGAAAGACAAGCAATCGCAAACGCAGCAGGCTTACAGGATGTTAGTGAATTAGCACTCGTAATGGCAGGTGAGTTTGATGGTCTAAGTGATAGCATGGCGAACATGTCTCAGTCTGAGCTTGTTAATCTTCAAAAGCAAAATGCCCAATTTAATACTCTTGCTGATAAGACAACTCAAATTATGAGAACTTTGGCGCTTCAATTCCAGCCAGTTGTGGATTTTATAAAAGAAGCAGCGGATTTGTTCTTGTACCTTAATAAGCAAACAAATGGTCTTTTGCCTTATTTGGTCATTGCCGCCTCCGCCATGGGTGCTTTGGCTTTGGCAGCCATGATGGTTCTCCCGCCGATCATCACTATGGGTGCCTCCTTAGCGACTCTTACAGTTACAGCCGCACCAGCAGGGGCAAGTTTGGCTGGTTTGGCTCCGGTTGTCTCGGCAGCAGGCGCTGCAATGGCAGCAGGTGCCCCAGGTATTTTGGCTCTTGGTGCCGCATTCCTTATGCTTGGTGCTGGTATCGGGCTCGCCGCCGCTGGTATGGCGCTCTTCGTCTTGTCTATGAGGCAACTTTTTGAGGTGGCAACACCAGATCAAATGTTGGCATTCGGAGCATCGCTAATTATGATCGGGATTGGTATGCAGGCTCTCGCCGCCGCGTCGATTTTCTTGGGTCCGGTTCTTGTCCTTTTGGCGGGTCTTAGTGCTGCTTTGCTTGGTGTTTCTTACGCAGTCAGTCTGATGAACTTTGAAAACCTTCTTCCTCTAACAAATTTGTTCCAAGCTATCGCAACAATCATAACTGGTGAGATGGATAACTTGACAGAAACGATTGAAGCGGTTACAAATATGGCAGACGCTATTAGTAACGTTGATGACGCAAGAAAGATAGTTGCCGTAAGACAGGTTATAGATTCGATAAATGGAAGACCCCCACCCCCCGCTGCTGCTGCTCCTGCTGCCGCTGCTCCTGTTGCTGCTGGTGGAAATAGACAACCAATCTATTTAAGAGTAGAGCTTGGTAATAGATATTTTGATCAGTATGTTGGCGAGCTTGTTAACGGAATGATTAATCCATTCGGATAAGATAGAGATTTAAAATGCCAGATTATAAAAAAACCCCACCACCAAAGCCAAATTTTGGAATCGTCTCTGGAAATCCTCGCTCCACCACGGCACAAAGAGGATATTTCTCAGATGCGACAGATAATTTGGCAAACGGCTCTCAATATTATATTCAATTTGAATATATCCACGGTGAACCATCAGTTCGGTTTGTTGCTTTTAAAGCATTCTTGACAAGCTTTCAAGACAGTGTTACATCAAATTGGAACGAAGAAGAGGTTTATGGTAGAAACGATCCGATTTATACATTCCAGGGCAACAAAAGAACAGTAACAATAAGCTGGGATGTCCCAGCGGCAAGTGTTTCGGAAGCACAACAAAATTTAGCAAGAATGTCAAAGATGATGAGATTTTTATATCCATCTTATAAAGTATCAGGCGAAGCTTCCTCGATTTCGAAGCCACCACTTTTAAGAATCAAGTTTACTAACTTGCTTAAAAGAGATGACGTAACGGGATTATTGGGCAAATTGAATGACTTCTCTTTTGAGCCAGATGTTGAATCAGGATGGTTTCAGACCGATGTTGCTGAGCTATATCCAAAGTTGTTAAGATGCTCTTGTACTTTTGATGTTATTCATGAACAACATTTAGGCTGGAACGAGGGCGGACCCAACGGCGGTTCGATGTGGGAAAGAAAATCTATTAAGGTTGGAAAAGACAAAGAGATTGTTGCCGAAACTGCCGAAAGGCAATCTTGGCCATTTATGCCTTATGGAACTTCCGCAGATAGAGTTCAAATCAATCCGAACAATACAAATGGTACAAACACAGTAAACCCAGGACCACCAACAACAGATCCAGACGCCGAGCCAAACCAAGGAAGGCAGAAGCCATCCAAAAATTCTACTGTAAATGCCCAAGGCACAACCAAGTCTAACGAAGTGAAAAACCAGGAAACAACCAATCCAACAGAAAGAGACGAGCAGGTTGAAAATACAGAAGTCAATAGACAAGAAGAAGAAGCTCGCCAACAAACAGCATTGAATAACAGGTAAGAATATGGGAAATAGATACGACAACAGAATTATAAGAACCAATGCCCAAGAGATTCACAAAGATCTTTTAGAGAGGAGAGGTTTGCGAAAGGTAAAGCAATATACAACGCCTACCTTGAATGATATTACTGCGCAAGAAAGAGCATCACTTCAAAGAGTCGAACATGTTTGGAAGGTTGGAGACAGGCTTTACAAACTCGCAGCACAATATTATGGTGACCCAGAACTCTGGTGGCTTATTTCATGGTACAATCAAAAGCCAACAGAAAGTCACTTTAAGATTGGGGACATTGTTTTAATACCTCTCCCTCTCGAAGATGTCAGTTATTTATTTTCTAAATCGAAGAACAAGAGGAACAGTTAATGGCTAAGCCTTGGAAGGAAAGTCGCTGGGGCGCTTATTATGATAAGGCTTTCGGCTATTCATGGTATGGGGAGACTGGGTATCTTGATAAGGTACCAGAATTTTCTTCCACAACTCCCCTGGAAACTCTTCATCGCCCCCATATTGAACTCATTTTTAAAGAAGATCTATGGGGATCTGTTAGATCCACCAAAGACTTAGAAAGACTCCTTCCAGACGCGATTAGTCGTGCTGCCGGTGGTGACAGTGAGTTGGCTCAAAGGCTAAGTCTACCAGAAAACTTTTATAGCGAATTCGTAAAGATATGTGAAGAGATCCGTGGAAAGTGTAATTTTGAAACACTCGCAGAGTTGGGCGAAGTATACCGCAGGTTTTATTATAAAGAAACGTTGGCTTATAAAGATAGTAGTGGAAAGTATTACTTAGATAAGCCAGCCGGAATAGACACTGAGCCCGTAGAGTCTGCTGTCGTTGGGAATGTTTTAGATTTTGATGGTCGAAATTTCAACAATCTTATGGCTGTCACGGGATTACAAAGTGGCGCTTACGGAACATTTTTGAGCCCACTTCCGGTAAATGGGAATGGTTCTCCGCTATGGAGTAGTAACCCTAACTTGCCTAATAGTTCTACTGGCGGATATGGCTATGGTCCGCAGTATGCTTTGATATGGCAATTTGCTCAAACAAATACATATACTCAGTTGGTGGAGCGATTATCGGGAACAGGCTATAAGGGCACGGTTCTCGGCACCGACACGTTTCTTGGTCCAGGCGGCGGTGTGGCTCAGGCATTTGAAGATGCCAGACTCAGAGAAGCTGGGAAACAAGAAGAGATAGATAAGCGCCTCGCCCAGCGCACCGCCGAAGCCGCCCGACTTGAAGAAGGGCAAAAAGCCGAAGATCTAACAGAAGAAGAGATTAGGCAAGCAATCTCGTTTGAGCACCAAAGGCTTTTGGCTCAAAACGTTGGTCAACTTGCGGACGCAAACATACGTCGTGGGTACGATAAAGAGAAATATAGAAGATCTTATATGATCGATGGTGATCCCTACAAATTAATTAACCTACTTACTCTAAGAGAAAATGGTGCTGACTTTTCGAAAATAACGGTTCCACAAGCTTCCGCATTGGTCCCTCAGATTAGTCTTTTTAAAGTGTTGTATAACGACAACGGAAGCTATGAAGGTGAAACACGAATACTTTTCAAAACATTTTTAGAACTTCAAAAACAAACAAGTCAGGCTACTGGCGTAGAAACAACATTAGGCGGCGCTCGTTCTGGCGTTGGCATAAAATCTTTTGAATGGGAACTTAACGGGACAAATATTGCGAACGTCAAAAGCGATATTACAGCCAAACTTGTGCTGTATTTCCAGAATTTTGATGATCTTTTACAAACCAACGAAGAAGGATTTAGGTATGTTGATCTTCTTGTTCGACCATCGAAAGAAGACCTCGAAGATGACAGCATAGATACCAAAGAGACAGCAGAATTTATCAATGTTGATACAAAAGAATTAGATCCAAAATTTTATGAAATAAAAGCAGAAGTTGGATGGGCAAGCAATGATTCTTATCTTGGCAGCCCAATTAACAAGAAAGCCATTCAAAATGCTATTAAGAGCCAGAAACATACATTTTTCTTGACTCTTGTTGACCATGAATTTGAAATCAACCAAGATGGAACATTCATGCTAACAATTAATTATCGAGCAAGATTGGATGGTATGTTAAATGATGTCCGCGCTGATGTTTTGATGACGGAAGAATCAAAAAGAAAGATATCTGAACTCACAGACAGGCTCGATGACGCCAAGAAGAAAGACCCCGACCGAGAAAAGAGAATAAAAGAAGAAATAAAACAAGTAAAAGATGAACAAAGACACGCAAGTAATACGGACATACTGAACAAGCTGCTTACCCAAGATAAGATTTTTGTTGGATATTATGACAAAGATACTATCCGAAGTGTTGGTTATGATCTTGGCAAGCTTGACGCAAAAACTCTAAATCTTACGACGGATGGGCTACCGACACCAGCCAATGAGGATTTCTTACAAAGAATCACCGAAGATGCTGTAAGTCAGGCCAATGCTGACGCTGCGAAAGCTCGCGGCGCACTGGTTGTTGATGAGGATAGGTGTGCTGTCACGAATTCATCTGTGTCAGGTGTAGCGCTCACCACTGGCGCTACGTTGCTCACCCCCGGTGGCGTCGGCGGTATCATTGCGGGAGGCATCGCACTTTACAACGACTCGGAAGGGACTTCCAATGTTGCTGGTCAGGTTCTTGGTGGTGTCGTAACTGGGGCATCCACAGTCGGTTCCGCAGTCGTGAATTTCTTCGGCGGCTCATCTCCCGTTGAAGAAGAGTCACCGGATATACAAGAGATTGATTCCGATGAATACAGTTGCTTTGGAATCGGATACGCATCACAGACAGGAACAGAAGTTGTCCGCAAACCAAAATCTCTGGATGATCTTGAAGAACTTGGACTATATCAATCTAATGGCAGATATTTCATTCCATATTTCTTTTTGGGTGATCTCATAGATATTGTTGCCCAAAAAGCATTGGATGTTTTGGCGGCAGACGAGGACAGTTCCCCTGGGATATTCAGTGATCCAAGAACAAAGAACATTAAGATTATTTTAGGCAGCATCGGAGTCCAAAATCTTTTGAGTGATGTTTCTCCTGGTCGCAAAATTGTCAACATCGGAGACATTCCTGTATCGGTTGACATGTATCGAGATTTTTGGGCGAGAAGAGTGACAAAGAAAGAAAGAGATTCTTATAGCTTAAATCAGTTTATCAAAGACTGCTTGGAAGAGTTTGTCTTGGACGCAATTGGATATCAGGACTTTGACGGACAAAGAAAACAAATGTTTCGTGTGACCGACGCGACAATATCTTTGCCTGCCAAAATGGCTGGTGGGTCTCCTTTGGATCCTCTTTATGATAGAATCAAAGAGACAAATGGCAACGGTTTAGTACTGGCTAATTTCGCACCCGTCGTCCGTGCCGCAGATACATTGACATTGGGATCCAGAATAAATATCGATGCTCTAAAAGACCCAACACCACTCCTTAAAGTTGGTGAAGCCAGGTTCACAGCCGAAGATACATTCCAATATAAAGTCTTCTATATTCAAAATGTCTTGTCCTCAAACATGAGAGGAAACAGAAAAGAAGATGAATCTAATGGTATTATGCATTTGGGGCTTGGTGAAGATAGGGGACTTGTAAAGCAAGCAAGTTTTTCCAGGACAGATCTTCAAGGTTTGCGCGAGCAAAGAGTTGTTGAAAGAGATAGATTGGACCCACTTAGCCACCTTGCTGATGTGTATAATGTAAACTTTACCATGTTTGGTAATACATTATTCTGGCCAGGGCAGTATTTATTTTTCAATCCCATTGGTTTTGGTTCCAGGTTTGGAAGCCCATTAGATCCAAGATCTGTATCCAGAGTTATGGGGCTTGGGGGATATCATATGGTTGTTAAGGTTTCGTCCTTTATTGAGGCAGCAAAGTTTGAAACAACTGTTGAAGCACTTTACGAAACTTCTGGTGGTGATAAGTCCGAACTCGCCCATGGTCCAGTTGAAGGCACTGAATCTAATGACTCAGGAAATATTCAATCCGCTCAGGTCTCGCAGCCGATAGCAGCACAATCTAACGTTGGCGACATCAACAAGAAGGAATAAGATGGCAAACAGAGAAGTAAACATAGAGAGAATTAGACAAAGAGCGAAAGCCAATAATAATCTTGGTTCAAGGCAGCTTTTTGATCAGAGATTGACTTATTCCGCATTCGCTTATGAAAACCTTAGAGAAGAAATAAAGCCAGTTATAAAAGATTTCAACCGAGATGAATTTATTCTTTACGGAAGAGTGGACAAGAATTATAGAGCAGTCACAGTTAATCAATCCTCTCTGGTTGCTATACCGGATACAGACGAACAGTTTGCTTTGCCTTTCGTCGCATCTGCGATAACTGAATTTATAAAGCAAGTCAAGATCGATTTAAACAAAAAGAAGCTTGCGAATTTTCCGTTTTTCAGGAACTTGGAAGTTGTAAGATCTTATGTTCCATATGATTATGTCCAGGTTGATATGTTAAACCGTGCGTTTGACGCTTTCTTGTATTCGCAAAGGGCACTAAACAAAGCGAAAGATATTATGAATATTGATATCTTCATCCAAAGGTTTGTTGATTTTCTTATGGAGTATGCGCAAGAAAACCCACTTTCTTCTCAGGCGTTTATTACATCAAGATTCTATGATATGAGTTGTAGTGGGTTGTGTATTGATTTCCGAGAAGAAGACTTTTCGAATGATGCTGTTAAAATGGCTTTTATTGATTCTCCGCATTTTGATTATTACGCAAGCCTTGCGGCAAAGTTCGGTTTCTATGTTGATAAGAATATGCCCACCAGGCTTGTTAGCAATCTTTCTTCCTCGGCAACAAAGAAGTTTATTTTGGCGACAGGTCAAACAAATCCTTCTCCTTCGAATGTTTTTATTCAAAACTATAATACGGCTTATAGAAAAGACATTGAGATATTTAAGAACTTTATGTTTATTAGTTATCGCCGTTATGCGACAACAAGACCAACAGTCAAAGAAGTATTCGTCCAGGATGGGAACCTTTTTACAAGATATCACCAGAGAGAGTTTGAATTAGCCGCCGAGTATGAAAAGAAATATACAAGTGAATTCTGGACAGACTTTTACGTCAAGCTAAGAAATGTTGAGTCCCAACTTGATTTCTCAGAGAATCAAATTCGAACAATCACAAATAATGCTATTCAAATTGAAAAAAGTATTGACAGGTTGGCTTCTTTGAATTATATTAACAGAGTGTTTATGGATATTCCTATCAAAGAGGGCTCATCGAACGATAGAATTTATCGAGATTACCTTCGCGGCATGACCGAAATGCCATTTGAAAATTACCCAGAATATCTTAAAGAAGTCTATAAAACGAGGTAAGGTTGCTCTTCCAGACGCTTGACGAAAAACAAGAATGCGTTGGGATTTATTTTGGTGATGAGTTGATTTTCAATCAGCCTCTTCCCGAAAATCTTTCTCATACTTGGTCTTATTCGGCTTTCTTGGCTGACTTGGACGTGGAGTATGCTAAGCTCTATTGCGGCTCTCAAACGCTGGATGACGTATGTCCTGAGTCACTTAGAGACCAGTGGGATGATGTTAAAGAAAGGCTGCTTGCTTTCCATAAGTCCTTGCGAACAGCAAGGGTTGATCTTTCACAAAATTGCTTTTATGACCTGGTGCCGCAACGATTTTTGATTGAATATTGTTATGTTCGAAACCTCATAACAGATTGGGTTTTCCAGAACTTTGAGAAGCCAAAGAACTACGATTACATGCTTGATCTTACAAGAGAAATTGATCGCATTAAACATACGAAGCTTAAAATTGATTTAAGAGAACTCAATATGGTAAAGCGAGACCATCGAGAATTCGCAAAGAAGATTCGCAAACTTAATCCTTATTGTCGTTTCAATATCAATGGAACAAGAACAGGAAGGCTAACAACAACAAAGGGAAGCTTTCCTATTCTTACATTCAAGCACGAATACAGAAGCATTCTCAAACCAAGCAATGATTTCTTTGTTGAACTTGACTTTAACGCAGCAGAAATCCGAACTCTCCTGTCTCTTCAAAACAAGCCACAACCACAAGAAGATATTCACGAGTGGAATATCAAAAATGTTTTCAGTGGAAAGGAGACCCGAGAAGAGGCTAAGCAGCGCATTTTTGCCTGGTTATATAATCCTGAGAGCACAGATCATGCCTGTGAAAGAGCGTATGACCGAAAAAATATCTTGACAAAATACTTCTCAGGTGATAAGATTATAAACGCATTCGGAACAGAAATAGAATCAGAAAAGCGAACGGCTCTCAACTACATTATCCAAAGCACTTGTGCTGAAAACGTTTTAAGGCAAATGATTAAAGTCTCAAAGGCTCTTCAAGGCAGCAAATCATATGTCGCTTTTCCTATTCATGATTCGATTGTGATAGACTTTTCAATGGAAGACAAAGGCAAATTGAAAGAACTTGTGAAAATCTTTTCTCAAACAGAGCTTGGCGATTTTATGGTGAACATTCGAGCAGGAAAAGATTTCGGCAACTTAAAGGATATTGAGGTTTAGGATGAATATTGTAGGACTCGGCGGCGCTGGTTGTAACATTGCTGATGCTTTTTCGCAATATCCGCAATACAATATCTTTAAGATCGACGTGGGTATTTCAGGCGAGCGATGCTATGGGGTTCCAAAGCTTTCCGGAGCAGAAGAATATGAGAAGCACTCGTTTCCAAAGTTGGACACTTTCTTCGGAGACATAAGAAAGAACAAAGAAGAAGTCATGTTCATTGTTGGTGGTTCCGGAGAGATCTCGTGCGCTTCTCTTAAAGTTCTCCAAAAATTAAAGAGAAATGATATCACCGTAGTTTATGTTCAGCCAGACCTTAACATTCTAAACGAGCGACAAAAGATGCTTGAAAGGCTTGTTCGAGGAGTCTTTCAAGAATACGCGAGGTCAGGAGTATTCAAAAGACTTTTTCTAATTTCAAATCAGGCTTTGGATAACATGCTCGGCGGAGCACCAATCATTGGTTATTATGATACCTTGAATGAACTTCTTGTATCTTCTATCCATATGATCAATGTGTTCGAAAACACAAAACCTCTTGTGGGCAGTTCAAACTTCGGGAAAGAAACTCACAGAATTGTTTCCCTTGGTATGCTCATTATGGAAGAGAATACAGAAAAAATGTTTTTTAACATTGACAACCCCCGATCAAAATGTTATCTTTATAGCATAGCCGAGGAAGAACTCAAAACAAATAAAGAGTTATTTTCAAGGCTTAAACTTCAAGTCAAATCGAAAGAAGAGGAGAACCTTGAAGTTTCGTTCGCAATATATCCAAATGATTTTGGGCGCAATATTGCGTACATTGTTGAGAAGACACCAAGCACACAAAACTAAAACGGCAGAGCAGGATATTTGCTGACTCTGTACTTAACCAACCAATAGGAGAAAATAATGGCACTTGATATTAATAAGATTAGGCAACGACTCGAAGAAGCAAAGGGAAATGGTTCAAAGTCTAACGGGACTTATTTCTGGCGACCAACTGATGGAACCCAGGATATTCGCATTATCTCCCCAGAAGATGGCGACCCCTTCAAGGATTACTGGTTCCACTACAATCTTGGAGCAGAAAACCGTGGCGGTATTCTGTGCCCCAAGAAGAATCACGGTGAGGATTGCCCAATCTGTGATTTCAAAGACCAACTTTGGAAGGAATTTAACGAGAGCCAAGACCCTGATACCATGAAGATGGCAAAAGACTTGACTCCTCGCCAGCGATTCTTTTCTCCTGTTGTCGTTCGCAACGAAGAAGAAAGTGGCGTTCGAGTATGGGGATATGGAAAGGAAGCTTACACTTCGCTTCTGAACCTTGTTCTTAACCCAGAATATGGTGACATTACTGATACCGAAGACGGCACCGACCTTACTCTTACATATGGTAAGCCACCAGGTGCTAATTACCCAAAGACAACTCTGACTCCTCGTCGTCGCTCTTCTCCTCTTAGCGAAGACAACTCTCGGACCCGAGAGCTTATTGGGAGTATTCCAGAATTTGACAAGCTTTTCGTTCAAAAGAGCCGGGACGAAATCCAAGGTATTCTGGATAACTTTATGAGTTCTTTGGAAGGGGCAGCCGAAGAAGACGCAACTCCCCGCGCATCTTCTTCTGAAACCCAGACTGATGTGAACGCAGTATTCAACGAGCTTATGAACTCGTAAGTCACATCAAACCGCAGGGGGGCATGGGTTCAAAGATGCCCCAACACTTATTGTGAGAAAAGAAATGACAAGCAAGACACCACTTAGATATCCAGGCGGCAAGTCTCGTGCCGTTAAGCACATTCTTCCACATATTCCTGAAAATTGTGAAGAACTTTGCTCGCCTTTTCTTGGTGGCGCATCGGTAGAGCTTGCTGTTGCCGCAAGGGGGACGAGGGTATACGGATATGACATCTTCGTCCCTCTTGTTTGGTTTTGGCAAGCATTGCTCAAAGACCCAGATCATTTAGCCGAACTATCAGATTCATTCAGGGTGGAAAAAGAATACGAGCACCAAGGCAAAATTGAAAAGAAAAGAGGGCTTCCTCCGGAAGCTTTTCGTGAATTCAGGAAAGAGATAAGAGAGGAGATAGAAAAAGAAGATCCTCAGTTCAGTTTTGATTTGGCAGCAAAGGTGTACGCAATCAATCGGTCCAGCTTTTCGGGAGCAACCCTTTCAGGCGGATTTTCAAAAAGAGCTTCCTATGCTCGGTTCACGGACAGTTCCATCGATAGAGTGAGAGATTTTCGTCAACCAAACTTGTCGGTTCAACAAATGGATTTCAAAGAATCTATCGCCAAACATCCTGGTGCTTTTCTTTACTTGGATCCTCCCTATATGTTCGACAAAGAGTGGATCCCAAAACATACTGATGAGAGAACAGGAAAAGTTATTGAAGGATATTGGATGGATAGAGACAAACTGTATGGCAAGGATGGTGATCTTCATTCCAGCTTTGATCACAAAGGTCTTTATGATATCCTTAGTCAAAGAGGCAATTGGGTTCTTTCATACAATGATACCCCAGAAATAAGAGATCTATATAAAGATTACGAAATCGTTGAGGCAGCATGGGCATACGGCATGAAGAATGTTACAACGAAGAAGATGGGAAAATCATCAGAAATTTTAATTATCGCTTGACATTTAAGTCAGGCTTGTTATAATACACATCAACTTGGAGAAATGAATGGCAAAAGCAAAGGCAAAGGCAGGCAAGCTTTCACTTGCGGAAATACAAAAGAACATTAATAAAAAAGCGGGTATGAATGTCGCTCACAATTTGAATGAGGCAAACCCAACAGAAGTAAAGCAGTGGATCCCGACTGGCTCTCGTTGGCTTGATTCAATTATTTGTAAGGGTCAATATGCGGGTATTCCGGTTGGAAAGATTGTAGAAATCGCAGGATTAGAAGCAACCGGAAAGTCTTATATGGCTGCCCAAATCGCCGCTAATGCTCAGAAAGAAGGAATAGATGTTGTTTATTTTGATTCCGAGTCCGCCATTGACCCCAGCTTCTTGGAAAGAGCAGGATGTAATTTAGACAACCTGCTTTATATCCAGGCAAAGTCTGTCGAGTTTGTTCTTGAAACAATTGACGATCTCCTGAAAGTTGATAATCAATTTCTTTTTGTTTGGGATTCCTTGGCTTTGACTCCGGTTGAACAAGAAGTCCAAGGCGACTTTGACCCTATGTCTCAGATGGCGATGAAGGCTCGTGTTCTCGCTCGTGCGATGTCTAAGCTTACAATCAATATCGCAAACAAGCAAGCTACTTTGCTCGTCTTGAATCAGTTGAAGACGAACATTACGAGAATCGCAGCAGAGGCAATGACAACGCCATATGTCACTCCCGGTGGAAAAGCTATGGCTTATGCTTATTCTTTACGGATTTGGCTCACTGGTCGAAAAGCAAAAGCAAGCTATGTGTTAGACGACAACGGCTTCCGTATCGGATCCGAAGTAAAGGTGAAACTTGAAAAGTCTCGCTTTGGGACTGCCGGTCGTCAGTGTAACTTCCGTATTCTTTGGGGGACTGATGATGCCGCTATCCAAGATGATGAATCACTGTTTGACGCAGTAAAAGGCTCAAACAGCATTCTTCAATCTGGTGCTTGGTATGCTTTGGTTCACGATGATGGACAAGAAGAAAAGTTCCAAGCCGCCAAGTGGGTTGAGAAGATGCAAAATGATAAATTCCGACAACGTGTTTATCAGATCATGGATGAAGAGGTCATCATGAAATTCCATACTCGTGAGGGTAACGCAGAAGATTTCTACGATAACGATGATGATGCCCAAGTAGAAGAAAATACTTTTGCTGTTGAATAAAAGCGAAAGCTTATCGTCTACTTAGGAAAAGGAGCGAACGCTTATGTTGACCAAGATTTTTACAATGATTATTTTCCTGCTGATGTCCTCTGTGGCAAATGCCCATGGACCAACTGGACACCGACACATTCAGCAGCACGTTCAGTGTGATGAGCGATTCATTCATATTCCTGGTCAATATGATACCTTCGGTCGCTGGATTCCAGGGACAACCTTTTATGGAATTCAGTGCTGGGACTCAATGGGGAATATCATTTCCCAAACTCCCATCACCAGACCTGCTGTTCGTCAGCCTGTTTTTATTCCTCGTCGTCCTCCCGTTAGGGTCGTGGTGGTTCCGAGAGTCAGGATTCCCCCCGTGGTTCGCCATGTTCCAGTCCGCCCTCCTGTCCGTCGGGCACCGCCACCACGCGCTCGCCGAGCCCCACCACCCCGAACTCGCCGAACATCGCCGCGAACAAATCGTCGATAAGAAGCCATTTTAAGATTCCTCATACTATTTGTTAGTATGGGAAAGCAGTCTTCAAAAGCAAAATATGAAAAGATGGTTTCTGAGTTGGGCTACCTTGAAGCTGACTTGGAATATCACAAGACTTTGATGAACGAAAGTCAAGCAGCTTTCGAAGATGCTCTTGATGAAACGGCAAAAAAGAAAGGCGTTAATTTAAACAGAGGCAAGCCAAAGTCAAAGAAAGGTCCACCCCCTCAGAGAAGCACCAAAAAGAACAAGAAGAGAAAGCCAAGAAAGAAAACAAAAGATCTTTACAAGAAGATCGCAAGCGCTGCTCATCCAGATAAACTTCTTGATTGCTCCGACGAAGAAAGGGAAAGAAAGCAAAGGCTTTTTGTTGAGGCTTCCAAGGCACTTGAAGAAGATATGATCTTGACTCTTCACAAGCTTGCCAAGGAAGTTGGAGTTGATCCAGGTGACCTTGACGATGAAGACCTTGAAACTTTCAAAGTCCAAATCGAAGACTTAAAGAAAAAGATTTCACAATTAGAATCGACTTGGATATGGGCTTGGATCAACGCCGAAGAAGAGCAACAAAGAGACCACATCATAGAGAAATTTTTAGAATCACTCTTGACAGCACAGCAACAAGAAGATAAGATAGAAGAACATGGAGAGGAAGAAAATGAAGAGGCTGGTGGTAATTGATGCTCTTAATGCTTATTTCAGGGCTTACATTGTAAATCCCAGTCTTTCTACCAGTGGTCAGCCAATTGGTGGCTACAAGGGCTTTATTGGTATTTTACAGAAGCTTTGTAGAGAGATGCGACCTGATGAGATTGTAATTGCTTGGGACGGCGCAGGCGGTTCTGCGAGAAGAAAAACTGTTAACAAGAACTACAAAGAAGGCAGAAAGCCTATTCGTCTCAATCGCGGAGTCAAGAATCTCACAGAAGACCAAGAAATGCATAATAAAGTCTGGCAACAGCAAAGGCTCATGGAGATGCTTAACTATTGCCCAGTAATTCAACTAATGGTCGATGGTACAGAAGCAGATGATATCATCTCATATGTTTGTCAGCATCACAAGTATGATGGTTGGCAAAAGATTATTGTATCCAGTGATAAAGATTTCTTTCAACTTTGCGATGACGAGACGGTTATTTACAGACCAATCCAGAAAACCTTTATGAATAAGCCAAGAATCATTGAAGAGTTTGGTATTCATCCGGAAAACTTTGCTCTCGCCCGTGCTATCGCTGGCGATGCTTCTGATAATCTCGAAGGTGTTCCCAGCGTTGGATTGAAAACGATTTCCAAAAGAATGCCCTTCTTCATTGAGGAAGAGCAGGTAACATTCAATAAGTTATTTGAGCACTGTAAGAACGACAACACAAGATTAAAAGCTTACAACTCTATTTTGGAATCAGAAGAGATCATAAAAGAAAACTATAAGATTATGCAGTTATACACGCCAAGCATCTCTGTTGACGGAACAATGAGAATAGATTACGCGCTTGAAAACTTTGAACCAGAATTTAACAAAACAGAAATTATTGTAAGAATACAAGAAGACGGGTTCGACAAATACAACTTCGATGACCTCTTTGCGACTTTCAAAAGAATCATAAAAGATCATTGACAGAGCAAAATAATCATGTTATATTATTGGGCACTTGGAGCATAGATGTCAAAAGAAGACTTTAGCCAATATGGAAAAAGTTTTCAAGAAAGCTTATGTCATTTGATTTTGATAGATCGTCCCTTTGCGGATCAGATCTTTGAAGTAATGGACATCAACTTCCTTGAATTAAAATACCTTCAGACTTTTGTTGAACTTGTGGTGAATTATAGAGAGAAGTTCTCTGTTCACCCTTCTCAGGAAATCATGAAGTCGGTCCTGAGAACAGAACTTGAGAAGTACCCAGAAGCAATCCAGGAACAAGTTCGCCATTATTTTGCGAGGATTCACAAGTCTGATCCAGCGGATACTGAATATATCAAGCATACTTCTCTTGATTTTTGTAGGAAGCAGAAATTAAAAGAGGCAATGCTCAAATCTGTGAAGCTGCTGAAAAGCTCTTCCTTTGATGAGATCTCGGATGTAATCAATAAGGCTCTTATTCTTGGCTCTAATTCTGATCTTGGCTACGATTATATCAAGGACTTCGAGAAAAGATTCGAGTTCAAATCCCGAGACCCAATCTCAACAGGTTGGCCAGAAGTTGATGCTATTACTCACCAAGGGCTTGGAAAGGGCGAACTCGGTGTTGTTATCGCCCCAACTGGTGCTGGTAAGTCTATGGCTCTTGTTCATCTTGGTGCTCAGGCGGTCAAGGCAGGAAAGAATGTGGTTTATTATACGTTGGAATTATCAGAAACTGTAATTGGTTCTCGTTTTGATAGTTGTATTACAAAAGTACCACTTAATGATTTGAGGATGTTCAAGGAAGAGATCTACGAAAAGGTCCAAATGATCGAAGGCAAGCTGATTGTCAAAGAGTATCCAACCAAGTCAGCCAGCACAAATACGCTGAAAGCGCACCTTGAAAAGTTAAAAAATAGAGATTTTAAGCCCGATATGATTCTCGTTGACTATGGAGATTTATTACGTCCTTCTTCGAATTTAAGGGAGAAAAGGCACGAGTTGGAGACTATTTACGAACAGCTTCGCGGCTTAGCGCAAGAGTTTGAATGCTGCATTTGGACTGCCTCGCAAACAAACAGATCTGGGCTAAACGCAGAAGTTATTACGATGGAATCAATTAGCGAGGCATTCAATAAGTGTTTTGTAGCGGACTTTATCTTTTCAATTTCGAGAACCCCAGAGGACAAGAAATTGGACACAGGTAGAATCTTCATAGCAAAGAACAGGAACGGCGCAGACGGTATCATCTTCCCGATCAAGATGAGCACCAGAAACGTCTCTATCGAAGTTTTGGCTTCTACTGGCGAAAGCATAGGAGAAGTTCAGCAGGATGCCAAGAAGAGACAAGAGAAGAAATTAGTTGAACTTTATAGAAAGAACAAAAAGGGGAAATAATATGTCAATTAGCACGCTTCAAGAGTATACAAGAATCGCAAAGTACGCAAAGTACTTGCCGGATATGCAGAGACGAGAAACTTGGAAAGAACAAGTCAATCGCGTTTTCGATATGCATAGGGAACAGTTCGCCGATATCGAAGGTATCGAGCAGTATATCGCAGAAGCAGAAGCCGCTGTTATGAGGAAGGAAGTCCTTGGCTCACAGCGCATCCTTCAGTTTGGCGGCAAGCCAATCTTCAAACACAATGCTCGTGTTTATAACTGTGGTTTTGGTCACATCAATCGAGTCCGCGCATTTCAAGAGTTGATGTATCTTTTGCTTTGTGGCTGCGGCATTGGATTTTCTGTCCAGCAGCATCACGTTGCCGAACTTCCCCATATCCAAAGGGTTGATAAGTCTGATACGGCAACCTTCGTTGTTCCAGATACAATTGAAGGCTGGGCTGATGCTATTGGCGTTGTGATGACAAGCTATCTTGGAGACAATCCAGACTTCCAAGAGTATTACGGAAAGAATGTTATTTTTGATTACTCCGAGATTCGTCCCGAAGGTTCCCCGCTTTCTTCTGGAACAAAGGCTCCGGGACCAGATGGTCTTCGTCGTTCCATCGAGAAGATCCGCGAAGTTCTTGAAAGGAGAGTCGGCACACAAGAGACTACCCCAATCCGACCAATTGATGTCTACGATGTCATTATGCACGCTGCTGACGCTGTTATCTCTGGCGGCGTTCGTCGTTCAGCAACCATCGCACTCTTCTCCCCAGAAGACGAAGAGATGGCGACGGCGAAGACTGGTGCTTGGTTTATGGAGAATCCTCAACGTGGTCGCTCCAATAACAGCGCCCTCTTGGTTCGCAACAAGACTACAAAGGCACAATTCGACAAGCTTATGAAGAGTGTTCGTGAGTTTGGTGAGCCTGGTTTTGTTTGGGCAGAGAGCACAGAGATGGGATTCAACCCTTGTGTTGAAATCGGTCTTTATCCTGTCGATGTTGAAACTGGAAAGTCTGGTTGGCAATTCTGTAACCTCGCAGAGATCAACGGCAAGAAGGCAAACACGCCAGAAAAGTTCTATGATGCTTGTCGTGCTGCTTCTATTATTGGAACCCTTCAAGCTGCCTACACAAGTTTCCCTTACGTTGGTGAGACGACAGAAAGAATCACAAGACGAGAAGCCCTCCTTGGAGTTTCGGTCACAGGTTTGATGGATAATCCTGATGTCCTTTTTGATGCCGATGTTCAAAAGCAAGGAGCAGAGATTGTAAAGCAAACCAATGCTCACATTGCTGACATCCTCGGTATTAATCACGCAGCAAGAACTACTTGCGTCAAGCCAGCAGGTTCTACAAGTTGTATTCTTGGTACAGCTTCTGGTATTCACCCACATCATGCTAAGCGATACTTCCGCCGAGTTCAGGCAAATGTTCAAGAAAACCCAGTTCAACACTTCAAGCAGTTCAATCCGCGAGCAGTTGAGCAATCTGTTTGGGATCCAAATGGAGTCACAGAAGTCATCACTTTCCTTTGTGAAGTTCCAGTCGGAGCAAAGACAAAGAATCAAATTGATGCTCACAAGCTTCTTGAAAGCGTCAAGGCAACTCAGCAGAACTGGGTTCTCAATGGGACAAACAAGGAACTCTGCGCTCAGCCGTGGCTCTCTCATAATGTTTCCAACACCATTCACGTTCGCGAAGACGAATGGGAATCTGTTGCGGACTACATTTATGAAAACCGCGCACACTTCGCAGGCATCTCCCTCCTTCCAGCATCTGGCGACAAGGACTATCCACAGGCTCCATTCTGTGCCGTTCCTTATCCAACAGATATTTTGAGAGAATACGGAGCGGGTTCCTTCTTCGCTTCCGGAATCATCGAGAGCGCTCTCGCAGCGTTTGACGGAAACCTCTGGGAAGCAACAAGTTGTCTTCTTGGTATGGGGCAGCCAATCGAAGAACTCTCGCCAGTTCGCCGCGAATGGGTCACAGCAGCCATTAAGTTTGCTGACAGCCACTTCGAAGGCAATACAAGAAAGATGACTTACTGTTTGAAGGATGTCTATAACCTCAAGCTCTGGGAAAAGCTTTCACAAGAATACCAAGATGTTGACTGGACTCTTATGACCGAAGAGGATGACCAGGTAGATTTCCAGCAAGAATCTGCTTGCGCAGGAGGGGCTTGCGAGTTACCTGCTGAATATCTTGAGGCAATTAGGTCCGAGACAACCCAAGAAGAAACTATTTAATATCAGGAGTACAAAATGAATCCATTTATTCCATGTAATCGCTATGTCCTCATTGAACGCGGAGTTCAAAATAAGAGGCAAAGTTTAATCGAACTGCCGGAAGATGCTTTCCCAGACCAGACTCACGAAAGAGTTACTATCAAGGGCGTATCTTCAGGTATCCGCCCACCAATCTCACCAGGCAACCAAGCCGTTGTTCTTTCTCATATGATTGAGGAAGTTGAGTTTGAGGGTGAAAAGCTTAACTTGATTCTGGAAAATCACATTCTTGGTATCTTCGAAAAGGAAACTTGATAAATGAACACAAAAGAGTTTGCAATGTTGATCAAAGAAATGATCAAAGAAGAGATGGAAAAGAGAAGTGTTTTGCTTGAAACCCCAATTAAGAGCAATGTTGATAAGCTTTTGACAGAAAGAATCAACAAGCTCTTTGGCGGGGGAGAAGATCAAACTAAATAAACACATATTTCATTTCGATAATATTGTAGTTGGCGGGAGTTTGGATGCTTTATTGTATTCTTACTTCACCCACTCTAAGTGTATCTTTGTCAAAGACAGACCTCCTTTCGAGTTTGATAATCTTGATGAGAGCCTAAAAGAAAGATTCGGAGTCCAAACAGAAAGAGAGTTGTGGGAAAGATTAATTTTTTCACTCTCTCTTGAAGGTTTGCTCCCTCTTTCTGACAAGGCAGCAACAATCTCGATAACAGATAAAGAAGTAAAAGCAGTAAGTCATAACTCAAGATTGTTCAAGTTTAGTTTTGATAAGATGGTTGTGTTTGACGATGAAGGTATCTCAGGTCTTCCCTTGAAAGAGGAGGCAAAGAATCAGAAAGTCAAGGTCGCTGATTGGTTTCATGTTCGCTCTGGAATGAAACATGACCACTGGCTTTTGGAATCCGGAGATGACTTTGTAAATCAAATCATCTTTTATCCCTCAAAGAGATACGGCAAGCAAAAGCCCGATACAAGAAGAAAAGATCTTGTCTCAGTTTCTTATATCGACGAGCAACAGTTAAAAGAATTTGATTATTCAAACACAATGGTCAAGTTTAAAGTTGTTGAGATGATGAAGGAAGCAGGGATTAAAGGCGCAAGAAACGGAAGAGACCAGCAAAATCCAGAGAAGTACAAGTATTATGCGGTAAAAGTAGAGCACGTAGAAAGAGAAATCTTACACAAACCTAAAGCCACATTTAAGGAAGATGAGAGGTTTGAGTTCTATCCAGATGTAAAAAGTTTGATTTGCGAGAACAAAAGGCTTGACAAGATATACAATCTTTTGGTAAAATGATATATACTTATAGGCGTGGGACACCTTAGAGACATTGGCGAATCTTATTTCGAACATATGTATCACGCATCAGCAATCGCTCTTCATCTTATCAAGTGCGGCTTCTGTCAACTAATCCACGCTATCTTTCCAGATGTCAAGCCACCTTTCAAGTCAGATTTGAACTCAGTGATTGACTTCTTGGAATCTAAAAAGGCGGAGAACAGAAAGAATGCTTAAAGAACCAATTTTTGTAGAGAACAGTAAAGTCCCAGGAATGCTTAGCTGGGTCGTTAGAATCTGGGCAATCACCCTTTTCCCATTTGTATTCTGCCGTGGATTGATCGGAGAGGTCACAAGAAGGCACGAGACCATTCACCACAAACAATATATTGAAACGCTTGTGATTGGATTCTTGCTTATCTATCTTATTGATTGGATTCACGGTTTGATTAAGTATCGCAATGGCGCATATGCTTATAGGCGAATTCGTTTTGAGCAAGAAGCTTTTGAATACGAAAAGACCGAGAATTATTTAGAACAAAGAGTACCTTTTAAGTGGACGCAGTACAGAGTGTAATTTGAAGGGAAGTTTTCATTTAGCAGGAATAATTCCTGTATCTGGTCAAGAGTTAGACTTCGGAATGGATTGGCACGATTCAATGATGCCAATTGCTCCAAACTATATGGCAGTTGAACGTGCCGTATGGGAATGCTTGTGGGCTGGATGCGAGACTATATGGATTGTTTGCGGAGATGATATGTCTCCGCTTATCCGTCATCGTATTGGTGAATGGGCACTTGACCCTGTGAGTGTCGGAAGAATGGATCCTCGCCCTTCTCACACAAGAAGGCAGGTTCCGATATATTATGTGCCCGTCCGAGCAAAAGATGTTGGTAAGCGAGACTGCTTATCTTGGAGCGTCATCCAAGGGGTAATCACAGCTTACAGTATTTCAATGAGATTGAGCCGCTGGGTTGCGCCAGAAAGATATTACATTGCGTTTCCTTATGGAGTCTATGACCCTGAGATTCTTCGAGAACATAGAACTAAGATTTCCAGCAGTAGACCTTTTATGTTGAGGCACGACGGTAAGACCGTGAAAGACAATGAGTATCTTGGGTTTACGATTGGTCGAGAAGACTTCATCTCTGCGCGCCGCGAGATCCGCAAGGGTACGGGGAGATGGACCTCGGCGGTGTTGGCGGACGGGATATATCCCAGGGGCACCCTCCCGAAAGAAGAAAGATATTCCGCCAAATTTTTTTCCCTTGACAAAGTGTTCCAATCGGTTATAATAGAAGAGGAAAACATAGTTGAAGTGCCTTGGTACTACAACATCTCATCTTGGGATGATTACTGTAATTTCCTAAGCTCAGAAGAGCGAAAAACTGTTAAGAGACCACATCCACTTTTTATGAAGTATCACGAATGGAACGAGATAGGGGTTGATGATGAGTAGCACCAAAGCAGCATTCATGGAAGACTTTAAGCATTATTCCGAAATTGTTAATACCCCTCAATTTAAGGAGGTCTTGTATGCTGATTACATTTCGGGCAAGCAAAGCTTCGATATGGAGCTTTATCTTGCTTTGAAGACGGGACAAGCTTATGGACCCTTGATGGAGGGTTTTTGTATAAAAAGCCGAAATGCCAAGAAGGTTCCTTCAAAAGAAGATCGTGGTGATTTCAAAATTGATGAAGAAAAATACTATGAACACAAATTTTCATATGCCAAAAAAAGCACAAATTTTAAATTCAATTTTGTACAGATTAGACCATGGCAGAATCTTCTTTGTGAGGTTTTCGAGGTATATCAAGAGGGCGTTGGATTGTTTTCTTTTGAAGTGCCTCACTCTGATGTTTTGGATTTGTTGGATAAATATGGGAACTTAGCTCATGGAACTATCGAGAGCAATAAGAACGAGAAGAAAGAGTACGCTTTGAGAGGAAACATCGGCGGACCACTTTGGAATGATTTACAAAAATATAAAATTTGACCAACAGGAGATAGTAATGAAGAGTAAGACAAAGAAAGAAATCTTGGAAGATTACGAAACTGCTCTTGAGCAGAAGAACCAAATGAAGTGGATTATTGGAGAGCTTCGTTATCAAGTCTATAATTCCAAGCTCGAAGCAAGTGAGAAGAAGAAGATTCTCGCAAAGATTGACCAACTGTTGGCAATGTGATGAAACCAGGTGATCGCATTCGCCAATGCATTAAACCAGACGTTCACATCAAACCCATTGAGGCAACCGTGATTAAGGTTCTTGAGAGGGGTGAAAGTTCTTATACCCCCGAGGGCTTAGGTGCGGTGGTCGAGTTTGAACATATGGGGGAAACCCTTCAACAAACTTGGCCTCTTTGGTGGGACTTCGAAGTAATTGAGGAGAACGAAGAATGACTGACGAAACCAAAGAACTCAAAAAGCAAGTAGAAGAACTCAAAAAAGAGAATACAGAACTACAACGAGAGTTATCAGTTCATAATTTTCTTGATACTGGCGTTCCACAAGAGCGACTTGATTATCAGCGAGAGTTAAAAAAAGAAATCATTCGCTTGAAATCTCTTTGTCGCAGAGCAGCAGATGAGATTAGAGATTTAGACAACATTATTATTGATTTTGTTGAAGGTAATGCTTTTCCTCATAAGAACGAAGATGACTTATGGATTGGTTATTCGTCAGCCAATCTTCTAAGCCGACTTGACGGCAGAACCAAAGGTGGTTATGTTGAGAACTATGATGATCTTCAATTAGAAATGAAAGTTCTTGACGGACATTATCAATTTGATGACTCAAAATGGTATAACTGTGCTCACCACGATGCCGGTTATCCAGACCAAGAATGTACTTGTGAGGAGAACGAAGAATGACAAAGAAAATATTTGAAAACTGGCAAAAATATCTTGAAGAAGTAGAAAGAGAAGATATTTCAATTATGCCTATTGACCCCGAACTTCCTATTCAAGAATGGGAAGAAGACGAAGCAGAAGAAGACGAAGATTATGAATCCGCAATGGATCAGGCTTATAAGATTACCAACATTCGCCCCTCTTCTTCGAATGAGTTGTCCTTTGTGGCTGTGGATCTTAACGATAACAACAAGGTCTATGGAGCGATTTATTCTGGCGTCTCTGGTAATACTTATTCTTTTGACTTGGAAGTTAGCCCAGAAGCACAAGGAATGGGGGTTGCTTCAAGTTTGATCAACGAAGTTATGGAACACTACGAAGATTACAAAGAAGCTTATGGCGACGAATTGAAAATGCAAGTTCATGTCATAAACGAGGTTTTGGTCAATCACTTAATCAAGAAAGGATTTGAGATTGTTGAAGAATCCAATGGCGAATGGTTATTGGAGTTTGCGGAATGAAACGAGGTGATTTGGTACAAACAAAACAAAATTATCGTGCGAATGAGCGCTTCCTTGGAATAATAACAAAAGTAGAAAAAGATTTTTATGGCAAAAGCTATAACGATTATTTATCTGACCGCTTGACCATTTATTGGTTTCACGGAGAGACAACATTAGAACCAGGAACTTATGTTCAAATTTTGAGTGAAGCATAAAAGAAAAACTTTACAACTTTGTGAAGCAAAAAGATTGACACCCGATCCCAGACAGGGTATATTATGAATATAGAGTGAGGCGGTATTACGCAGGGTTCTACTGAGACGATATACGACCCGGACCAAGGAATAAGAGTCTTAAAAAGGAATACTTGGTCAATTGCAGGTTCAAATCCTGCCACTCTATTGCATAATGAAGTTACCCCTCTTGTAGAGGGTTGGTTGCCTAACACCTTTTTAGGAGAGAAGAAAATGAAGTTTATCATTACAGATAGAGACGACTGTGGTTATTACACCGAAGATGGATTTGTCGAATACCCTGAAAAGGCGCTGGAGTTTGATTCTTTGGAGAGCTTTGTAAGTTGGGCTACCGAAATGAATATCCCACGCTTCAAGATTTATGCCCCAAAAGAAGGTAAAAACGAAAATGGCGAACATCATATGATTTATTGTATGAGCGATTATGATTGATTTTATAAGGAGAATAAAATGAGCGGAGTATTATCGTGGCGGGAAAAGCAAGCTAACGAAATCAAAGAACTCAAAAAGCAAGTAGAAGAACTCAAAAAAGAAAATACAGAACTACAGCGAGAGTTATCAGTCCATAATTTTCTTGATACTGGCGTTCCACAAGAGCGACTTGATTATCAGCGAGAGTTAAAAAAAGAACTAAACGAATTTCGTTATCTCTACGGAAGTGTCATTTCTCGCATCAACAAGTTGGAAGACGACACAAGAGCAGCGATAGAGTTTGCCGACCTCGCAGAAGACGATAGGGGAACTGAAATAATTTTAGAGTTCTGCGACGACATTACAAAGTTGGTTGGAGAGTAAAGAATGAACAATATTGAGGACATTAAAAACAAATGGGAGAACACAAGGCTTCTAGAAGATCTACCAGAAGACGAGCAATATTCTATGAGTCAATTGTTAGAAAATGAAGCAAGACATATTCTATCTACTTACCAAGATGTAAATGAAAGTCAATTAGCATACATTTGTTTTCCTTTAATTCGCAGGATATTCCAATCATTAGGTTTTTTTGAAGAAGGTGATTGCCCACTCACTTTCACATACGAAACAAGTGCTCTTCCCGCATTTACCTACTTCAAGCCAGACGAAGAAGAATCAAGTGTTGCAACAACTCAGGTTTATGATTTTGAATCCTCGCCAAGCAAAGAAGTAGTTGAGAAAATCTGTTCTAATTGTTATTATGCTCTGGATGCGGAAGTTGGACTAACAGCAGAACTCGCTGAAAGATTCAGAAACGAACTTAACGAGAAACACAAAGGAAAACATCTTATTTTTGGAGATCCAATTATGATGAGAGAAGAAGACGGCGAATCGATTTATTCTTATCGTTGTGCGGTTTTACCGGGAGGTTCAAGATTACACGAAGGAGAATAAAGAATGAAAGTCGGTGATTTGGTAAAAAACGGACAAGGCAGTGTTGGCATAGTATACGGCATTGGATACGGTGGCAGATGCCGGAGCAAGGACAAATGCCCCTTCCCCAACCCAGACATTCACGTCTATGCTTCAAGTGGATATGCGATTTGGAGCTATAACGCTTTGGAAGTTATCAGTAAGGCAACCTAATCAAAGAGAGTGAACAATGATTGTAAAAGCAGAAAAAAATGAGAACGGTGAACTATTTGTAATCTTCCCCCAAGAGTTTGTTGAAAGACTCAAATGGAATGAAGAAACAGAAGTAAATATGGACATTGGTGTCGCTTTATTTGACAAGACACCGACGACAGTTGTACTAACAAAAAAGGATTAACAAATGACCAGAGATGAACTAATCAAAGAAGAAATGCTAAATGCTCTGATTTCGGAACTTACCGCTCGCGAAGCAAAGGCGAAGTCAACAATTCGTATTTATTTGAACAAACCAGTTGCAATTGCTGACCATAGTGATATACTAGATGAGGTTGCCAAGTGGGCAAACTATGGTGCTGAGGCTCGTGATGCGAAGGAATTCCTAATCAGCGAGTTTCTTGTCAAGGAAGATGAAAAATAAAGTGAGAAGTTAGTTCGTTTTAGTTCTCTTGACTATTTACTATAAAGGGGAACTAAAATGAGAAATGTTATTTACAAGATACGAATCGAAGGATGTGAAAGGTTTTACATAGGATCGGCGGTTGACTTCAAAAAGAGAAGACTTCATCACCTATCAGAACTCCGCCGCTCTGCCCACAACAACAGACACTTACAAAGAATATTTGAAAAATATGGAGAAGACAGTTTCTCTTTTCAAATTCTGGAAGAGGTTTCAAAATCTGAGTATCTTTTAGAGGCAGAGCAGAAGTGGATTGATAAATTCGATTTCTCCCTGCTAATAAACATTTGTCAGAAGGCGGGCAACACTTTGGGTAGGAAACATACAGAAAGTGCAAAGCAAAAAATAAGCGAGAATCATCACGATGTTTCTGGCGAGAATAACCCAATGTTTGGGAAAAGAGGAAACCTTAGTCCGAACTATGGTAAGTCTCACTCCGAAGAGACAAAGAGAAAAATCTCAGAAGCCACCAAGGGCAGAGAGAGTGTCTGGAAAGATAAAAAAAGACCAGAGCATTCTGAACTTATGGCAGGTGAAAACAACCCATTTTATGGAAAGAGCCATTCCGATGAGGCAAGGGCAAAGATATCAAGCAAAGCAAAAGAAAGAGTAATGTCAAGAGGTGGTCAGAAAATCAACATAGACATTGCTCGTGAGATCAGAGCGCGTTATAATGAAGGTGGGGTTACAATCACCGCACTCGCAAAAGAATACGGACTATCAAGAACTTATTGTGGAAAACTTTTAAAAGGAGAATATTGGAATGAAGATTGATCCGGTCGCTGACAAAGTACCATACGTTAACCTACACGCCCACACAGTTATGGGTTCTATTTTTGATGCTATTGGGTATCCCGAAGAGCATTTTAATTTTTGCTATGAGAATGGTGGCGATGCGATGGCGATCACGGATCACGGAAATATGAATTCCGTTCCTGCTGCTGTCCTACACGTCCAGAAAATGAAAGCGGAAGGCAAGAACTTTAAGCCAATCTTTGGTGTAGAAGCTTATTTCATTCCATCAATTGAAGAGTGGAAGCACGAATATGAAGAAGCAAAGAAAGACAAAAAGCGAAGTAAAACACTTGCCAAAGAAGTTACTGCGACGACTGTTGAGGACGAAGCTGCGAGTAAGAAAGCAGTTCGAAACATTCTCAATAGAAGGCGACATCTTATTCTCCTTGCGCAAGATCAAGAAGGATTGAACAATCTCTTCGGTCTAATCTCAGAATCGTTCAAGCCAGGGAATTATTATCGATATCCCCGTGTCGATTATAAGATGCTAAAAAAGTATTCTAAGGGCGTCATGGCGGCATCTGCTTGCTTGGGCGGTGTCTATGCTGGAAACTTCTGGGAAAACCGCGAGGAGGGCGAAGAAGCGGTCCTGAACGCAATGCGAGACACCACAAGGAACATGATGGACATCTTTGGTGATCGCTGGTTTGGCGAGCTTCAATGGAACAATGTCCCAGAACAACATCAGCTTAATAAACATATCATTCGGATGCACAAAGAGTTTGGAATCAAGCTTATCTCGACTTCTGACTCGCACTATCCAAACCCAGATGCTTGGAAGGACCGCGAACTTTATAAGCGTCTTGGTTGGCTTGGTAAGTCAAAGCCTGCTTATGAAAGCTCGGATCTTCCAGAGGGGACCGAAGAAATTGGATATGAACTCTTCCCTCGTAATGGAAATCAAATGTGGGAAGCTTACAAGAAGTATTCTCAAGAGTGTGGAGTTGAATACGATGACAATCTTGTATTGGAATCTATCACGAACACTCACATGATCGCACATCAAATGGTGGATGATTTCCTTCCAGACAACGAAGTTCGTCTGCCTGACTTTGTTGTTCCTGCTGGTGAGACTTCTGACTCTGCTTTGGAAAAGTTCTGTATGGAAGGTCTTCGCCTCAAAGGTCTTCATGATAATGAAGAATACACTGAACGACTTCGTATGGAGCTTGGAGTTATCGCTGCTCGTGGTTTCTCAAAGTACTTCCTAACAATGGAGCAGATCAGCACAAAAGCAAAGCAAATGATGCTTACCGGACCTGGACGTGGTTCTGCTGCTGGCTCTCTTGTTGCTTATGCTCTGGACATTACCCAAGTAGATCCTCTCAAATATGGTCTTCAGTTCTCTCGCTTCATGATTGCTACGCCTCTCATCGGTATTATTGATGAAAATAGCGATACGAAACAAAAGACAGAGGCGGTCCAATTCGAGACAGACAGTGGTAAGACCATCACGCTCTCGCCAGAAGTAGAGATAAAGGTAAAAAGAAACGATAGTATCATCTCGACTCTCGTCAAGAACTTACAAATAGGTGATGAAATATTATCGGCATAAAAAGGCTACCCTACTATTTACTAATAGGAGGATAGGCGATTATGAGATATCAAAATAAGAACGAAGAATACTTCACTAAAACTAACAAACATAACTCTTACTGGGCAGGCTTTATTGGAGCAGACGGTTATGTAAACGAGGACAAGAATACTCTACAAATAAGTCTTTCCGCAAAAGATAAAGAGCATTTAGAAAAGCTAAAAAATGAATTAAACAAGGACTATGAAATAAAAACCAGAAAGAATACTGGTCCTTGGGCAGCAGAGGAAACCTATTACTGCTCGCTTTGTTTTATTTCTGAGCGAACTGTGGAGGCACTAAAAAGAAACTGGAAGATTCATCAAAGAAAAACACATACCTTAACCTTTCCGCAAGACATCTCAATAGAAGAAAAGAAAGGTTATTTGTGTGGATACATCGATGGAGATGGTTGTATAAATGTGAAAAAGAACTCTCGTGGAAAAATACAACTTTCCATAAATGGAAATGAAGAATTCTTAGAAGGTGTAGTGAAGTTTCTAAAAGAAGAAGGCGGAATAAAAATAAAGAATAATCTTTATCCAAGCAGGAATATTTTCGTTTTCTCGGTACTTGGTAAAACAGCACTTTCAGTTCTGGACTTTCTATATGATGAACATTTACCATTAATGGAGAGAAAGTGGGCGAAGTATCTGGACAACAAGGAGAGGAGATTTGGACAATACATTCCATGGACGAAGGAAGAAGAAATAGTATTGCGTGAGAACTATGAAAAAAGTAGTTCAGTAGAACTTCATAAGAAGTTTTTCAGCAACAGGAGTTTCTTCTCAGTAGAAAAAAAGATAACAGAAATGGGATTAACGAAGAGACCTCAGCCACAGAAGATCTGGACAGAAGAGGAAGATGAGAAATTTGTTGAAGCATTAAAAAATAACTTGACTTCCAGAGTCATTCATGAGACACTATTTCCGTATCGCACTTTTAGTTCAATAAGAAACAAGAGAAACAAATTAGTAAAGAGAGGATAAGTGAAAATAACGAACATTACTTTTTTGGAAGAAGCAGAGAGGGGTATCGTTCCGGTTCCTGCGGGTACATCAAAGACTATCGAAGGCATACAAGTAAGGAATACAAAAGATACCAATATGCCTGATATAGATTATGACGTAGCAGACTCCATGCATTTGAAGGAAACTCTTGTTCAAGACTGGGGTGATGATAAGGTTGCTCCTATCTCAAACTGGAATACACTTCAGCTTAAATCTCTTATCAAGGACATCTCAAAGTTCTACGGCATTCCGTTCACAGAAGTTAATTCTGTCACATCGGCAATGGTTGGAGAAGCAATTGGTCCAGCTAAGAAGAAGCACGGTCTTGCGGCTGGTCTTTACAATCCAACCTTTGAAGACCTTATGGAGTTCAGCGATTCTTTGAAGAACTTCTTGGCGAAGTATCCAAATGTGAAGACTCACGTTGAAACACTTGTTGGTCAAGTTCGGAGTTGTTCCCGACATGCTGGCGGCGTTGTGGTTGCTGAGAGCTTGGACTCCCGTATGCCGTTGATTAACTCTGGTGGTGTTCGCCAAACTCCTTGGTCTGAGGGGCAGAACGTTCGACACCTTGAACCAATGGGTTTCATTAAGTTCGACCTTCTTGGATTATCAACCTTGAAGATGATTGAGGGTGCTATCTCTCATATCCTTCGTCGCCATCACGGGATTGAAGACCCAACATTCGAAGACATTAAGAAATACTACGATGCTAACCTTCATCCAGATGTGATTGACCTGAACGACCAAAAGGTATATGAAAACATTTTCCACAAAGGAAAGTGGGCAGGAGTGTTCCAATTCACAGAGACTGGTGCTCAAAACTTCTGTGTTGAGGCTAAACCAAAGAATCTGATTGACTTGGCGGCTATTACTTCCATCTATCGTCCTGGTCCGCTCTCTGCGAATGTCCACGTTGATTATGTTGAGTCGAAGAATAATCCTCAGTATGTCAAGTATATCAACAAAGAACATCAAGATATCACAGAAGAGACCTATGGATATCTTATCTTCCAAGAGCAGATTGCTTCCATGGCTCATCGTCTTGGAAAGAATATCAGTCTTGATGAAGGTAATCTTCTTCGTAAGGTCTTGACCAAGAAGGGTACAGGTAAGGGCGCACAGGTCAAAGAATCACTGCGAATGCGATTCATTGAGGGCTGTGTAGAAAAAGGAATGAAGAAGACAACTGCTCAAAGGCTTTGGGAAAAGTTTGAATACTTCAATGCCTACGGCTTCAACAAGTCTCACGCAGTTTCTTACTGTATTATTTCTTACCAGTGTGCTTGGCTTCTGAACTATTACCAGTCAGAATGGATGGCAGCATTCCTCGACAAAGAACCAGAGTCAAGAAAAGAAAAGGCAATCAACATCGCGAAGTCTTTCGGCTTCAAGATTCGCAGCCTGAACGTCAACTCTTCGGGTCGTGTCTGGGAAATCTCAGAGGATGGTACAACCCTCATTCAGCCATTGTCTTCTGTCAAGGGATTAGGTGATTCAGCGATTGACCAGATTGTTCGTAACCGACCATTCAATACAATCGAGGACTTCCTGTTCAATGAAAACGTGGTTTACTCAAAGCTGAACAAGAAGGCGCTTGATGTTCTTTGTCGCTCCGGTGCTCTTGATTCCTTGATGGATGATCGCTTCACTGGTGGAAAGCATTTCTGGTCTGCTATTTGTGTTGACCGACCTCGGAAGCCAAAGAACCTGGAAGAGAACATTGTTCTTTATCGTCCAGAAGGCGCATTCTCAGATGAGGAAAAGATTAGTTATCTTGTTGAGCTAACTGGTGTTTTCCCGTTCGACCGAGTGATGAAGGAAGATCTTTACAAGAAGCTAAAAGAAAATATGATCCCATCCATCGCAGAATATAATCCAGATTACGGAGATGTTGTTTGGTTTATTCCTCGCAAGGTTGTTCCAAAGAAGACAAAGAATGGAAAGGATTACTGGATTCTCGAAGTTATTGACGATACAAACAGTCTTACAAAGGTTCGATGTTGGGGCATTGGTGAACACGACATGGTTCACCTGAATCGTCCTTACATGGCGAAGCTGGACTACAATGGCAAGTGGGGATTCTCGACAAGAAATTTACGAAGGAATTTTAGGATTCTTGCTTGACGTGACCTAAAATAAGTGCTATATTGTATTTGTTCGCAGCACCCTCACCCAAACAAGAGAGCAACAAATGCAAACACTCGGATATGCCTGCATCTGCATGAACCTTTCCAATGGACCTAAGAGCACCAGGATCACCACTAACCGCAGCATGATCAAGCGAACATTCCAGCAGAAGGGTTTGCCCTATGCTTCCGAGCTTGCTTTACAGAACTGCAAGGATCTTATCAAGATTCTCAAATGGAATCACCAAAATGATATTCACTTCTTCCGCATGTCTTCTGAGATCTTCCCATGGGCATCCGAGTATCAGCTAAGCGATCTTCCAGATTACAAAGAAATTTGTAAGGCTCTCGAAGAGGCAGGCTCTTTTGCCAGGTCAGTCGGTCAGCGATTGACTTGTCACCCAGGTCCATTCAACAAGCTTACGAGTCCAAAGGAGCACGTTATCAAGAATACAATCCGTGATCTTGAGATTCATGGCGAGCTTATGGACCTTCTTGGTATGCCAAGAACTCCCTGGGCAAAGCTCAACATTCATGTTGGTGCGACCTATGGTGACAAACCATTCGCAATAAGTAACTTCTGCCGTAACTTTGAGAAACTACCTGAGTCAGTCAAGACTCGTTTGACCGTGGAGAATGATGATAGGGAGTCTTTGTATTCAACAGCAGAACTGGTAGATGAAATCCATTCAAGGATTGGAATCCCGGTTGTGCATGACTTCCATCATCATTTGTTCACGAACCGTGGCATGTCCCAGAAGGAGGCTCTTGGGCTTGCCTGTAAGACTTGGGGTGATGTAACCCCAGTGGTTCACTATTCTGAATCACGAGCACAAGAGCACAACGACCCCAAGATTAAGCCACAGGCTCACTCAGATATGATTTTCAATTATATTGATACTTTCGGCTATGATGTCCACATCATGATCGAAGCTAAGCACAAGGAGCTTGCCCTTCTTGAATACCGCAACATGTATCAACAAAAGATGCTGTTGGCGGGCTGATGAGTGATGGTTGGATTTATCTGGACCTACACGGTGTTCTCCATGAGGATGCTGATTTCATTATTGAAAAGTTCGTCACAGATCATTTCGACCATCTACCTGTAAAGATTATTACAGGCTACTCTAAGTTCTTCATCGATAAAGTGAAAGAATACTCAGAAAAATATGAACTTGAATGTTGCCAGGAAACCTGGTATAACTACGGGTGCTGGATTGTTTATGAAACAAATCGTCCCAAAGTGCTTGACAAATAGAAATCATCTGTTATAATAAGAAAGTAAATTAGCAAGGAGTTGTGATGGCGTTCAAGACAGACGGCAGTTCTCATAAGAACGGTGTAAAATTAGAAGAAAAAACCATCGATATTCTCGGCAGCAACAAAAAACTTCAGCGCGCCGTCTGCGGAGAATTTGAATTTCGCAATGCAGAAAAGGTCGGAGGTACAAGATTTTTAGAAGATATTCGAGTCGATACTACATCTGGTCCAATCGGGCTTTCGGTAAAGCGACGTAAGGGGAAATCTGGAACCTTTGATTGGGCGAATACTTCTAAGCTCGCTAAGGTTTTATTAAATGAGAATCACGATTTGAGCGCTCTTATGCACACCTTGAAAGGTAAATATAAGCATACCCCGCGCAACGTGCTCATCAAGGAAAAGTATGAGAAGGAGTTGGATAATCATTTTTCAGAAGCAGTCCAGTCTCTATCACATCAATCAATAAAATCCATGCTTTCTTATGTGGTAGGAAAATACACTGACATAAACATGAACATGAAGGTGTGCGTTTATCGAGAGTTTTCGAGTCAATATGTAGTTTATGACTTTGAGGATATTTGGTGGACTGATTTGATGAATTGTGAAGGCAGCTTCTTTACAAAAGGAAAGCCCAATTCTAAATCTAGAGTAATATGGTTCAGGCACGCTGATGGTCAAGAAGTCAATACTCATTTGCGTATTCGAGTTGGATTAAATAATGGAGTCTCCGCCCTACTTGGAGGAAAAGACTGGAGTTCAAATTCGACCTCGCAAGTAGTAGTAAAGATTCAGCAAGATAAGACACACTCTATTGTTCCAGTATCAGCAAAAGTGGTGGACATGCAATGAGCTTTAAGATAATTCATGGAGACTCATCAGAGATTTTAAAATCTATCGAGGAAAGCTCCTGCGTCGATGCAATATATTTTGATCCTCCCTTTAACACAGGTAGGGATTTTACTCTAAATCCAGACAACGATTTGGGTTTTGGAGATAAGTTCGATTCTGATGGGGATTATGAAAGTCTAATTGAGTCCGTAATATCGGAATGCGCTCGTCTCTTGAAAAAAGATGGCTCTTTGTTTTTCCACATTTCAGCAGAAGAGATGCTTATTCCACACAAGGTTTGTAGTAAATATTTTACCCGCATTCAGCCGATATTCTGGCAAAGGTCTCGCTCGAAAAATAATGTAAAGAAAAAATTAGGATCTGTGGTAGATGTGATATTCTGGTGTTCTAAGTCCAAAACACCAAAATATAACTTAATTTATCAGCAGCTAGATGAATATTACGCACAAAATTCTTACAAGAATGAGGATGAAAGGGGCTTCTACGCCCTTGGGCACATTGTCTACAGCAAAACACAGAAATCAAAGGATCCAGCCAGATATTATAAGATTGAAGTCGCTGGCAGAACATTTGAGCCATCTTATGGATGGAGAGTACCAAAAGAAGAATTAGATGCCCTCTTGGCAGAAAATAAAATTCATATTCCACAAAAGAAGGGAAATCTGTACCGAAAAATTTACAAGCACGAATCAAAAGGAAAGCCAGCAACAAACCTGTGGGATGATATACACTCGATTGCGATGGGCAGCGAGGAAAGAAAATATCCAACGCAAAAGCCACTGTCTTTATTGGAGAGGATCATTTCAATGTCTAGCGACCCTGGCGATGTAATCCTGGATCCTATGGCTGGGTCAGGAACCACCGGAGTTGCTGCCCTTCGCATGGGTAGAAAAGTAATTCTAATAGATAAAAATCCAGATGCAATAAAAATAATGAAAGAAAAGTTTGACAAGTAGAAACATCTTGTTATAATAACAGAGTAAAACAAAGGAGACAATATGTCCAGCAACCTAGAAATCTTTCCGTCCTTCGAGGCGGCAGAGCATCAGACTGATAACCAAGTAGAAGCAAGCCCAAAAGAAGAAAAGATGATTGATTACATCCGAGAGCTTCAAATGATTGAAGAGGAAATGGAACCACTCAAGGAGCAAAAGCGAGATCTAAAGGCTGCATACAAGGAAGCCGGATGGCTTACGGGTGATGAAATTTCGATGACAGTAAAGGCTTATCGTATGCTCAAGTCTAAGGATTTTGACTTTGATGAGTTCGCAAAGGTCTACCAATCTCTTGCTAAGATCGCGGGGCGCTAATTATGATGCTTGAATACTGTCGCGCTCGTCCGGATGTTATCCCACCAACACGAGCAAACCCATCCGATGCGGGATTAGATATCCATTTCAATCCAGAAGACGCATCAGTGACAGGAGTGATGCTTTACCCAGGTGAGAGCAAGCTTTTCCAGACTGGTCTCAAGTTTGGGATTCCCCATGGGTACATGCTTGAAGTGAAGAACCGCAGTGGTAATGCTTCAAAGCGCAGCTTGATTGTTGGTGCTTGCGTTGTAGATTCAGGTTATGATGGTGAAGTATTTGTCAACCTTCACAACATTGGACGCGAGCCACAACTGATTGAGAAAGGAATGAAGATTGCTCAGGTCGTAATGATTCCAGTTGTTCACTTCCGAGCACTTGAAACAAGTAATGATAAT